AACCGGATGCGTACCCCCCAGCCCCACCACCACCGAACCCCCCTGCAGATAAAATTACACTGGCATCGCCTGGATTGTTTCCTCCGGCCGAGCCGTTTGCCCAACTTTGAGCCGCAGTTGTTCCTCCTCCGTTCGCACCGAAGCTCGCGGCAGCCGCATTTGAACCGGCTATGGCATCTATACCTGAAACGGATGTACTCCCGGTCGCCGTAATAATCGCATAGGCTCGATTTCCTCTTCCGCCCGAAAAATCTGAACTCAAACCACTATAGTTGAATGCGGTTTGCCCGCCGCCACCTGCCGCCACCAGAATAGGAACCGATGTATTCGCGGCGTCTACGATTGTGGTCGCGCCACCTCCACCCTTTCCCTGATAAATCGTGAGTGTCGGAACTACATTACCGTATCTACTAACCCCTTGTTGTCCAATTGTGATGATAAGATTTTGACTTTTTGTAAAACTGAATGCACCGGCGACTACAGCACCGTATCCACCGCCTTGGGCACTTGCAGTTGAGTTTGTGCCAATGGCTCCTCCTTGATGCCACCCCCCTGCAGCACCGCATGCAATAACAGAATAGGTCGCCGTCGCCGGAACTACCCATTTTTGATATCCTGGTAAACTGTTATGCAAGGACCAATATGAGGCAAACCATGGTTGCGCGGCAACATTCGAATATACATCATATGTATAAAATGGCTGACCGAACCCACCCGGGGATGTAAGCGGCGTCTGAAAATTCGCCAACGTTGTTCCAGTCCGTCCAGTAACGTTCGAAGAAGTAAATAAAAAATTGTCGAAAGTGTACAAGTCAGTACCTCCACCCACTTTTGTTCTTCCGCCGAGATCTGCGCTCAGACGTATAGTTGTCCCCGCACCGATAGGGATGGCTGGCGATGCCGGTGTGTATGTCCCTGAAGCGAATCGAAAATCGGTGTTCATGGAACGAGACGGAGGATTGATCGATAACGTAAATTCTGTTGCTATATTGGTAAAAGTGATAGTGGAACCAGATGGTGGTGTCGGCATCCTATTGTATTAAAAGAATAAAGAATTTTTCTAGAAATGGGTGCTCCTGGTGTGGAATACCGTTTCATGTTCAACGATTGTCTTGAAAACCAGTCAACGTATTATCTTTGCTCGAAAGCACTCCCTGAAGATATGATCAATGCTGTTCGAAGTGTCTTGGACACGAAAGAACTCAAGGATGCGGCGGTTAATGATAATGAAGTGGATAAAACGAAACGACGTTCAAAAGTCTATTTTCTTCCCAAAAACCAAGAGTTTCTCGATATTTACAAGACGTTCCACGAAATTATCGCAAAGTGCGACTCGGAATTTTATCGTTTTTCACTTAGTGAATTTGCTGAGCCTATCCAATATACCGTGTACGACTCTGAGGACCAGGGCTATTACGACTGGCATTTAGATATGGGACATGAGAAGGCTCGACGCAAACTCAGTTTGGTCTGTCAGCTTTCGGATCCGTCTGAATATGAAGGCGGTGAGCTTCAAATTCATACGGGTGATATTCTTGTACCTGAAAAAGATAAAGGGAATGTGGTTGTCTTTCCAAGTTACATGTTACATCGCGTCACGCCTGTTACGAAAGGCGTGCGGCGTTCGCTTGTGATGTGGGTCGAGGGTCCTGCATTTACTTAGGAGAAATCTCGCCGCGAATGTCGTCATAATCATATTGTGATTCGTCTTGTGGTATTTAACGAGATGCAGTCACGGCGAAGATGGGCTGGGACGGCTTGGGCGTGCCCAGGAACTTGTTCATCAACAGGAACACGACGATGGCCAGCAGCGTCGTGAACACGGCGCTCAGCAGGTAGTACGAGCCGCCGTTCTTGGGCACGGACACCACCTGAGCAATCACGTAGCGGACCAGGTCCATCCACGCGATGGCGGCGCCGAAAGAAAAGCCGGCAACGACAAAGTTGGCGGATTGGCTGGAAAACTCGGAAGCAACTTGGGCAATGCTCATTGTACTGTTTGCCCAGAAAAAAGTTTGACATCCTGACTACTGTGGTGAATGAGGGCCTGCTGTCTTATACAAATTTCACCAGAAAGCCGTCAATGTTCCCTGTATTCGTAACCGTCCTGAATGTCGTCTCGTCTGAGTTGTACACGGTCATTGGATTCGTGTCATAGTTTCCCCCGACGTACACGTTTTCGGTCGAATCAACTGCTATAGAATTTATAGTTCCGTTGCCTAGCCGGGACATCCATCGTGCCTTTCCTGTTGAGTCATACTTGACGATGATACCATCGGTAGAACCGGAATTTGTAAGCGTCCCGAATGAAAAACCACTCGAGTTATATACTGTTATGGTGGATGAACTATAGTATCCCGAAACGAACACATTACCGGTTGAGTCTGTCGCTATGCTGTTATAGCCGAACACCCCAGTCCCTCCAATACGAGTCGCCCATTGACCAAACCCGGCCGAGTTGTATTTGACGATGATAATATCATACGCCTGGGAACTTTGGAGCGCCTGAAACGTCGAACCGTCCGAATTGTACACTGTCACCGGGTTGGAAGCATAATACCCAGAGACATATACGTTTCCATTAGTATCGGTCGCCACCGAGCTTATAGTCGTATCACCTCCGATTCGGGTCGCCCACTGCGCCGTCCCGGTCGAATTGTACTTGATGACGAAGCCAAATGTATAAGCCGTGTTTGTAAGCGTCCCGAATGTAGTTCCGTTAGAATTATAAATGATCACAGGATTTGAAGCATAGTATCCTGAGATGTACACATTCCCATTGGAGTCCGATGCTATGCCATACGAAGTTTCAAGATCAACTCCCGATACACGGGCCGCCCAATGAGCAGCTCCGGCCTGACTATATTTGACCAAAAAAATGTCTCGAAGACCTGAATTAGCAAGCGTTCCGAATGTAGTTCCTCCAGAGTTATAAATAGTGACAGGACTCGATGTATAATATCCAGTGACGTATGTGTTTCCTAATGGGTCCGATGCAATACCACCGATGCTCGACTCATCGCCCGTACCTGCGATGCGAGTTGCCCATTGAGCCGTTCCTGACAAATTATACTTGACGACCAAAGTATCCATGGATCCAGAGTTTGCAAGCGTTCCGAACGTACCTCCTCCGACGTTGTAAATAGTCACGGGATTTGATGTATACGTGCCAGTGACAAATACGTTTGCGGCATTGGTGGTGACATCGAGAATTTCCGTCCCGCCACTGATACGAGTCGTCCATTGAGCAATCCCGGACGAGTTGTACTTGACGATAAGCCCGTCGTCTGTCCCTGAGTTTGCTAGGGTTCCAAAAACTGAATCATTCAAGTTGTAGACTGTCACTGGATTTGAGCTATAATTTCCCGCGATGTATATATCCCCAGATGAATTGACTGCGATGCCATTGATTTTTTCATCCGAACCCCCACCTATATGAGTCGCCCACCGTGCAGTTCCTAAATGTGTTGGCGACGAATATTTCACTATAAAAGCGTCATTTTGACCAGAGTTGGTCAGGGTCCCGAACGTCGTGTTATTTGAATTGTATATCGTAACGGGATTTGCATAAAAAGATCCAGCAACATACACAGAACGGGCATTATCTACCGTCATGGCGTTTATATAAGAGCCGTCTCCTCCTCCAGTTCGGGTCGCCTCTTGAGCCATGCCGGATGAATTGTACCGAACAACAAAACCATCGGCGACCGTTGTGGTGAGCGTCCCAAATACAGTTCCATCGGAGTTGTACACTGACAACAGACTGGATTCGTAGTATCCAGAGATGAATATATTCCCCCCGGAATCGACAACAATGTCACCGTAACCAAGATCAAACGCTGTACCGCCAACTCGAGCCGCCCATTGAGCCGTTCCGGACGAATTATACTTGACGACCAAAGTATCCATGGATCCAGAGTTTGCAAGCGTTCCGAACGTACCTCCTCCGGCGTTATAAATCGTCGTAGGATTTGACGTATAGTACCCCAAAACGAATACATTTCCACTATTGTCCGTCGTTATACTGTCTATTTCGGTGTCGCCCCCGATTCTGGTCGTCCATTGAATAGTTCCAGACAGGTTGTACTTGACAATAAGCCCGTCGTTAGTTCCAGAGTTGGTAATCGTCACGTAACCCGCAGTTCCGTACTGGCTCCCGTTGTATATATTTAAAGGATCGACACTGAAATGTCCAGCGACATATACATTACCATTTTCGGCCCATGCAGATTCGATGGTGGTGGCACCATCGAATCCGACGCGAACCGTAAAACTTACCCATTGGGCCATCCCAGACGAATTATACTTGACGACGATTCCTTCAATCAAATCTGCGCCGTCCAATGCCGTGTACGAAGAACCATCCGAGTTATAAACTGTGGGCCCTGTTGGGTTCCAAGAAGCATAATTTCCAGTAACGTATACATTTCCTCCTAGGTCGACCGTCACATCATATCCCGAATCTCCATCTGTTCCCCCGATATGGGTTGCCCATAATGCAGTTCCGCTTGTATTATACTTGACCAAAAGTATATTCCTGAACCCCTGATTCACAACCGTACCAAATACACCGCCCCCGGCGTTGTACACTGTCATGGGGTTCAAAGAGTAATCGCCAGAAACATATAGATCCCCGTTCGAATCTGTTACAACACCACGGAGGGCAACATCCCCCGCGATCCGAGTCGCCCACTGAGCCGTCCCGGCCGGATTGTATTTGACTATTAGACCATCATTTGAACCCGAATTTGTCAATGTTCCGTATGTTGCCCCATTTGAATGGTAAATTGTAGTAGGATTCGATGAGTATTGCCCGACTGCAAAAACATTTCCACCGATATCGTTTGTTATACCGTCGAAGCGATCGTAGATCGTACCAGCGGCTCGGGCCGCCCAATCACCAGTCAGGGCACGCAAAGGAGGTAATTGATTCCATAAATAACCCTTTGTAGTTCCTGTTGTATTTGTAAAGTAAGCTTTCGTACTCCCAACGTTGTTCGAGAAGCTCATCTATTTTTCGTCAAGAGATTAATATTTTATTACAAACCCGTTAAAATAGGTTGGATCACCTGCCATTGTCCCGTACGTCGTTCCGTTCGAATTATAGAGTGTCATGGTGTTCAGGTAAGAACCCCCGACATAAACTCCACCTGAACTGTCTACTGCCATGCCATTCGGAGTTGGAAAAGCGCCGGTGGATGTCAAAATTTTCGATGCATACTGAGCTATACCACTCGAGTTATATGCAACGACAAAACCGAAACCAATACCACCATTCGAAAAAGTCGTTCCAAAACTTGTCCCGTTTGCATTATAGATTGTCATCGGATCTGAATCAGAAATACCACCAACATATATGTTTCCAATGGAATCAAAAACAACCGACCTCCGACATTCGTCTGTACCACCACCGTCAATCCGAGTTGCCCACTGAACTACTCCCGATGAGTTGTACTTTATCAAGAATACCGAACCATTTCCAGAGTTGCTCAGTGTTCCATAAAGTGTCGGTGTTCCGATCCCATTGGCGCTATATATAGTTAAAACGTTACTGTTGAAATAGTTTCCGGCGACAAATATGTCGCCGCTCGAATTGACACTAATACTGCGTACGTCGACCACGTTAGTCAGTCGAGTTTTCCATTGAATTGCTCCGGCTGCATTAAACTTAAGAATCATACCGTCTTGAACACCTGAACTCGGCAACGTTGTACTGGCTCCTAAATTAGGTGGTTCTATGGTTAGAGTAAACTCCGTGTAATAGCCGCCTACGATTACACTTGCATCGACCGGACTAACACCTATAACGTTGATAGGCGCATCACCGTAAGTACTAATACCATCACCTGAGAACGTATGTCCTACCCATTGAACTGCCCCGGCCGTGTCGTATTTAACGAACCATCCATCCGAATTACCTATACTACTAGGTGCATAACCAAAAAGTGTTCCACCGCTTGCAGTAGAATTATAGATTTCAAAAGGGGTGTATAAACTAAACACCCCACCGACATACACATTTGAACCAGCATCGCTAGCCATCCCGTATACTCGTGTAAGGTCCGCTGATGAACCTTGTTTTGCGGTCCACACGACACTTCCGGACGTGTTGTATTTGACCAAAGGTGCGTTGACAGTACCGCTAGAACCGATATTTGAAATCGTCCCAAACGATGTTCCGCTTGAATTGAAGACTGTCACTGTAGTATTACTAAAATTTCCGCTGACGTATACGTTCGCACCAGGGTCTACCGCCATGCATACCAACTCTGCTCGGTTTCCGATATGAGCCTTCCATTCAACTGTACCGGATGAATTATACTTGGCGATATACCCATCCTGCAAATTTGCAGTCGTCTGAGCCATTGTTCCAGATGAAGTACCGCTTGCATTGTAAAATGTACATATTGCGCCGTATGAACCCGTGACGTATACGTTTCCGTTCGTTTCAGCTACAAGATCTGATATGTTGTTAAAATTGGCGCTACTGTAAATTCGGGTCGACCAATCGGGAAACAAGTTGTTAATCGTAACAGGGAGAGGGGTAATGGGGGTAATGGTGAGGTACGTTTTATTCCCACTTCCCGAGTTCGTGAATATAATTTTATTGCCTGGAGCTGCACTATTCGTCAAAAATATGCTCATCTACTTTTCATCAAGAGATTCGTCCGGAACAAACGACTCAGCCTGGACAATCGTGGCGTACATAACCGTCGACGGGAGCTCATCATCGCTTGTGTCGTCGAGCACCATGTGAATCTGTTGTGTCGTAAATCCCTTTACACTGAACTTTTTGCCTTGTCGACCGCACTTTTTAGGATAGCTTCGACAGGTGAAGTCGGCTCCCACGAGTCCCATGTGTCGGCACACGTATTCATATTGACATAGAGTTCTTCGGTGCCCTCGTAACGCGTGAAAGGCTCCTCCGACTCATCCACCTCGATCGCCTCCTCGTCGTCATTGTCTGAATCATAAATTTCGGGAAACAACGAGCCAATCTGCTTGCCAGTCACATTGCGGGCCGCATACATGAGCCCATAAGAAATATCCATGCCGGTGATCGTGTCGCGACCACACGCCTTGGCATAATGACTGCCGAGGATCGTCGCCGCCTCCATCACCGGAATGAGTATATCGATCGCAACATCCTCCATGATTATATGGTACTTCCTGGATTCACTTGTCTATATGCGTAAAGGTCGTAGAACCCCTCGTGGCGACACATCGGACATGTCAGTCCTCCAATCGGAACTGGGCGCTGGCCATCGTAGTGCACCTGGTGCGTCGGCTTGATCATGCGCCTGAAGCACGGCGGGCACACCTCATGTCGGCACGCCAACATCCTCTTGGAGTTGTCGACAGTCAACATCTTGTTGTAGCACACCGGACACTCTGGAATCGTGGTTCCGTCGACACCCGACTCTGAAATCTTACGGAGAATACACTTCTGGCACGTCGGCTCATCTTCAACGTGTATATGCTCAATCAGCTCATCTGTGCACGTGGTGCACAAGCGGGTGTTGTTGAGTATATAAAACATCTCGCGTCGAGAATCATCAGTCGGGCAATTGAACATACGAAACGTCCGCGGCCACGACTTGGTGCCCGCGTAGTAACGGACCAAGTAGTTTCCACTGTTACGGTGGACCAGTTTGAACCGCAAGCCGTGCGTATTCGTATAGTCCATTGATGACTATGCGTCGCGTGTTTTTAACGGCATGGGCAAAAGTTCTCCTGCTGCCGGTTGAAAAGCAAGGCAATCACCTCGTTGCGATAAAACACAGCCAAAAGGATGAGTATCCACAAGAGAGCAATCACAAGTTTCATTCTTAATCTACGTCAGCATAATCTTCCTCCTCCTCAAAGTACTCCTCGTCTTCTGAGGCGTCATCATCCTCCTCTTCATCCTCTTCATCATCCGAGTCTGACGGGACATAATCAGAGTCGGACGACTCCTTGACCCAACCCTCGTCGGCCGCCTGAATGAACCCCGCCTCGAGCTCATCGTCGAAATACTCGATGACATAGTCGTCGTCAATCTCATAGGTTCCATCCTCGTACCTGTACACGACCCGCCCGTGATCTCGCTCCTCGGTCACGGAGAGGAACTGAATTACGTAATCGTGGTCTCGCTCTTCAATAACACGTGCGATGAGTCCGACGGGCTTGGGTCCTCCGTTATCGGTCAAAACACGAACAAGCATACTGGCAGCTGCAAAGGTAGTTTTTTTCTTTTTTAGACGCACATCGTGAGTAAAGACAAGTTGTTTGTCGACCTGGATCTCTCGCATGCCGGACAGCCCGCCATGAAGAGTGGTGGCAGCGTGTGTGTATGTGCAACCGCTAGAGTCGGTATGACGGACGACGGCGTTCTGGTGATTCTCTGGACCGGCTTTTGTTTGATGTGCAGGTGACAGTAGCCATCCGTCTTGGCTGAGCGTGAGCAGCGTTTTCCCTTACCGGTGAGGCCTTTGCAGCACGTCGAGGGTGTGTCAGCCATCGTGTCAAGGTCGCGCATGAGCTGACGCAAAGAAATGTCGTAGGTCCTCGAAATCTTGTCGAGCATGATGTTGATGCGTTCATTGACACGCTTCTCAATTTCATCTTCAATCAACTTTGATATTTGGTCCATATACATCTTGTGCGTCATTGCTTTAAAAACACGAGCGCCTGTATGAACAGATGCCGAAGTGGCATGCAGTGAATCTAGAGGATGTAAATTTCGGCGGCGCCAAGAATGGCACGACCAAGTTTACGGTCGGGGGCCAGCCGTTCCGCTTCCAGATTCCGGTGGGCCGCGTCCTGTACAACGGGCTCTCGGAATACAAGTCGATCACGCTCGATGTGCCCGAGGCTTTCATAGCCTGGTGGCGTCAGACGTTGGAGCCGGCGCTCGTCGCCGGTCTCACGCCGTTCAATTCAAACCTGAAAGAGTCGGGGCTCCGACTCAAGGTGGACAAGTCGACGCAATTTTTCAACTCAAAGAAGGAGATTTACTTCCCAGAGTTGAAAGATGGTTTGTTGGGCGGTTCGAGTGTCACGTGCATCATCGAAATCGCCGGGACGTATTTTTTTCAAGAGTCGCACGGGCTCACGATTCGGGCGCACCAGATTGTGCTCGCCGAGAATGAGGCACCACCACCACCTGATGTGGTGGAGGACTCGTCGACTCTCAAGGGGTTTTCATTTATCTAGACATGCGGTGGCTCAGGATGCGGCGGAGCAGAAGAGCATCCTGGCTGATGCGGCGCGGGCCACCGGTGTACTTGGCCATGGGCTTGCCACCGTAGTAGACGCGGTGGTGAGGCTTGACGGTGAACTTGCTCGTACCCTTGGTGATGTGGGACACCTTGGGGCGGTACGTCATGTTGCCCATCTGCGTACGCTTCACAAACTTACCAGTCTTGGTCTTGTAAACGCGGAACCCGTTGGAAATGTAGCGAGTCGGAATCATTTACTCTCTGTCTAGAAATTTTTGGGCGCATGGGCCTCGACACACTCGTACAGCTTACGCTTGGGGCTACGTACGCCGGCGCTCTTGTCCTGTACGATGAGCTTGCCTGGGTACTTCTTGGCGAGGTCGAGCATGTCGTAGCACAGCTTGACCGCCTTGGAGCGCTCGACGATATATTTTTGCTGGGGGGTTGGCATTATTAGAGACTCAGAAAGTTTTTTGCTTCACACATTTGTACAACGCCTTGCCATCTTTGCCGACGTTGAACAGAACCATGCCAGTTAGCTCGAGCTCCTTCCGGCAGATGCGCGTGTTGATGGCCCACGGGCTCTCCTTGCCCTGCTTCTGCTTCGCCCGACTGACAACCTCGCGACTCGATTCGGACACGACCAGTTTTCTCGCCGAGAGCTTGCCGGCCGTCGTAACCTTCTTGTCCTTGGTGTGCAGTACGACTGCGCGAGACGCCATACATCTACTAAAGAAAAAATGCCATTTCAGAGTAATGTATATCAAGTGCACCGCCACCTCCGGGGCCTTAGGGCCCCATTGTGCCGTATGTGCCTAACTCGTGTAGCTGTTGCGCGGAACGCAGGATGATATCGCTTCTCATGGAGTACTCTCGGCGGGCCGGTGTCCCAAAGGCTCGATTCAGCCACTGGACGAAACGCAAGTACGGCACGCTCATCATTCAACGTGTCCGGAAGGATGGTCAGCCCGGAACGTCAATGCCGTGCGTCGTGTGCCGAAAGGTGCTCGACCGCACGAGGATTCAGTGGACGGCTCACGTCAATGCCACGTGGGTCCGAAGCACGGATGATGACGTGCCAAACTCCAAACCAACCAACAAACAAAAGAATCTATGGGCGAAATCGAACAAGCGTTTTCAGGGTCCGACAAACGTCCGAGTCGCGCGCCACAAGTGACCATAAGTAGTTTTTGGCGCAGAGGTGGTAGTACAGTGTGTCTGCGAGCCAAAAGCATGTGTGCCACCCGATAAAGACAATCAAGGGGCGATAATCCATAAAGTGAGTTCGATTTCAATCTTTAAACCATTACACTATCAGTGGCTCGTTTTAAAAAACTTGGCAATCGTCCGCAACTTCATTGAAACCACAGCTGGCACCTGACGCTCGAGCTTCTGATCTCCCAACACATCCGCGCACACCTTCGACTTGGACAGCTGCAAATTCACAATCGCCTCTTCGATACTTGGGAGGTCGTCCGACAAATCCTTGTAGATGAGCTTCTGGACCACCACCGGCTTCGTCTGACCCGTGCGATGCGATCTTCCGATCGCCTGCAACTCCGTGGCGGGATTCCACGCCGGTGCCGTAATGTAGACACGCGACGCCTCCTGCAGATTCAGGCCCACACCACCGGCCCGAATCTGGATGAGAAACACGGCATTCGGAGCCGCCGCCTTGAAGGCGTTGATCCGTTCGACTCGTTCTGTCGTATCCACATTCCCATCGAGTCGAAATGCCGGTACACCCGCCTCGACCAGTAGTTCTTGGATCCGGTCAGTCTCACCCGTAAACTGAGTGAACACGAGCGACTTCTCATCCGGGTGGGATGCAATTGACTCGAGGATAGCCTCGTGTTTTCGCGAGCGCCCGGTGTACGCCAAGGGGTCCGTCTTATTCTTGATCGCCATCCCATCCAGGTATAGTTGTGGCCAGACCATCACTTGCCGGATTCGCAACAAGCACTCGAGAATCTCCATCGAGTTTGCAGAGGTCCCAACCTCGCGAATAAACCCCTGCCCGGCCAGATATGCGTCTTGGTACAACTGTTGCTCTTCGGGGTACATCTCCAGTTCGACATTCGAAAAATTCATGGGTGTATCGGACATCACTTGGACATCCGCCTTGGTTCGACGAAGAACCAACTCTTTGCGGATGCGTTCATATTCGCGCGCCACCGTACCATTCGAGTAGCCTACAAACTGACAGAGCGTCACAAAGTCCCGCATACTGTTGAAGATTGGTGTACCGGACACGACCCACCGAACTTCGGCCGACATACCGCACAGCGTTTTGAAGATCTTCGCCTTTGGGTTGCGGATCTCGTGACCCTCGTCGAGGATGATTCGATCCCACGTTTCCCCCACCAGATCCGCGACAACAGAGTAGGGCGCAAGTACAATCGGCGCATCCTTCAGGGTGCGTTGCGGGCCATCATACACGTGGACATACATGGCCCGGCGACTCAACTCCTCGGACCACTGGGTGATGATCGACTTTGGGACGACAATCAGGGTGCGGCCGAGAGGGTTGGCTCGCATAGTCTCGATGAGCTGGATCGTCTTCCCCAGGCCCATCTCATCGCAGAGAAAACCTCCACGAGGTGTCTTGCCCGTCTCGCGGTTTACCAGCCAGCGAACACCAGTCTCCTGGTACGGAAAGAGCATTTTGGTTAGGGCTCATGTCGAAGCGCAATGGTCAGTGGAGACAGAACCTAGTTTTTTTCCACATCCTAAGATAGGTATGCCGGAACCCAACATCGTTGGATTCTCAAAAAATTATTGGACCAGAGGCGGTGCCGCACCCGCACCTGGGCCCGCACCACCACGTGCAAATGCGGGGCCTTCAATGGTCAAGCGCACCGAACAATTCATGTCAAAGGGACTCAAGAGTCTCAGTGAAGGTATATTCGTAACCAACAAGACACGTCTGGCCCAGTTTGAACAGGAGCTCGCGGCTGCGCAGGCGAGAGGCAACCAAGAGAGCATCGAAAAGTACACTCGCTTGATAACCAATCTCAAAAAGAAGAGCACCCAAGTCTCTACTGCGAACGTGGCTGCAAAGTATGCCGCCAATAAGCTGAAAGCAGCGACGACCATCCTCCAATCAAACAAGCTGGAAATGGCCAAACTCGAAATGAAGCTGAATCGTACACAAAAAGCCGGACTGAACACATCGAATCTCCAGAGCCGAATCGGCAATCTGCAGAAAAAGATGACGACCCGGGTCGAACAAAAAGAGATGGCCGAGCACAAAAAGAACGAAGCCCGTGAGGCGGTCGAGCGCAAAAAGAGCGAGGCTCGTGCGGCTGCTGAGAATGTGGAGAGGCAAAAGAAGGCGCTCCGCAATGCCGTCGTCGCGGCTCGCCTTCAGATGAACAGCGCTCAACCCGAACCGAGTCAGGGCAACCGGCTCGCCTATGCCACCGCTCTGCAGGCTTACAAAAACGCCGGACTCTCCATGAATAACCGTAACGGCAGCCTTGGCCGACTCAAGTACAACAGCACCGGGGTGCTACGTCGCAGCACGACGCAGCCCAAAAAGACGACGTTGAACACGCACTACGATTTCATTAGAAATGTACGGTCGAAATTGTCCAAGACGTCAAACCCTCGTGACAAGAGCAAACTGCTCGACGAAGCGCTCTCGAATCTCAGTAAACGTCTGTACGCGACGTCGAACAACAGACGTGCTCTCGAGATGATTGACAACTATCGTCGCATTTCTTCAAACACCGGGTACACGTCACATCTCAACCGGCGCGCTGAACGACGCAAGCCGAAGAAGAATGAGAACAAGAACAAGAAGAGTGCCGGCTGGTCGGGCGGCGGTGGTCAACAGATCATCTTCGGGCAACCGGGTGGCGGCGGGGCTGCCCCTGCGATGAACAGAAGCCCTGCCGCCCCTGTGTTTATTCCGACGGGCGGTGGTGGCGCAGCACCCGCTCCGATGATGATACCGGGTGGTGGCGGCGCGGGTCCTTCGATCAGTGTCAACCCTACCATCAGGGTGAATGTGTCACCGGCGGCTGCGCAGGCGGCGACGCAGATGCTTCCCCCGATGGAGCGCTCGGCTCTCAACAACGCCGGTGGGTATCGTCGCGCTGCATCGCTCGTTCAGGGTGCAGGCGGCCCCGAATCCGTGTCGCGTGCTCTGAACGCCCTTGAGACCAGCAACGGCAACGTCACGAAAGCCATGGCAAAGACGGGCCTGCCGAAGAATGTGTTTGCGAACGTGAACAAGCTCGGGGGCCCCGTGACGGCGCGTCGCGCGCTCACGGCTGTCAAGAAGGTTTCGCGTCGCACGCGGGGTGCACCGCCCTCGAAAGGTCGTGCGCCCGTGAGACGCGCGGGTAAACCAAAGGCAGCCGCGAAGAAAAAGTATGTTTCGTCCGCATGCGCCACATGTGGTAAACGATCATCCACCAACCAAATCAAACTCGTCATCAGTCAACTCCGTCGTAACAACCTCGAAAAGAACTTCTTGAAATGCCTTCTTCCGTAAACCTCCCCGGGATTGTCGCTGGTGCAACTGTTATCACGTACGATCCGAGCATTCTTTGCCGGGACGACACGTTCCGGTACATCGTGAGCCTGGATGACATCCGCAAGAAACACGAGGACTTGCCATCTTGGGTCCAGATTACAACCATCACGATGACGTGTAAGCTTTTGGCGTCCGAGCGAATCAATCTCGATCTGATTCGCGAGGCGTTCCGCAAGGATGGGTCGATTCGTATTCGGCGCAAGGGGGCGCTCTGCGATGGCCACACGTGGACCATGAAGGAGACGACGTTCTATAACCAGGTGACGATCGGCTATATGGATCAGTACTCGACCAAGTCGATCAAGGTGTTCCCGAACGGTTCGTTCCAGGTGGCGGGTTGTTCGGACCTCTATGATTGTCAGCGTGTCTCCAAGCAGCTCTCGTTCCTTCTGAGCAGCATCCTCCAGCTGCCAGAACCACTAACTGCCGAGGCGTTCCGGGTCGTGATGATCAACACCAACTTTGCTCTGAATCGCCCCGTGAACCTGAACACGATCATCGAGAAGCTGAGCCCCGACCCTATGTTCGAGGTGTCCTTCAACCCGGATCGGTACTCGGCCGTCAAGATCAAGTTCAAGCCGCGACCCGAAATGAAGCAGGTGACCGCGAGTGTGTTTTCGACCGGTAAGATTATCGTGACGGGCGCCGAGACCCTCAAGGAGATTGCGTTTGCGTACGACGTGCTCAACACGAAGCTCAAGCATATGGCGTACGACAACACGCTTTTTCTGAACATCCTCGAAGAGGTTCAGAACAAGCCGGACTACGAAAAGTTGCGCGACGCGTGTATCGACGCGGCGAGCTACTACCTCAAGGATGACGACGACGAACTCTGGTCGATCGAGGATGGCGATTTTGACGCGATGTTTGACGTTGGTCAGCGCATCGCCAAGGAGATGGCGAACCGCAAGTCGACGTCATCCGACACGGTGCTCGGGGCCAAGTTTGGAGCTTGGGTCAAGACGCTCAAGGCTCGGGGGGTAACTTCATGGCTCTGAAACTTCGTCTGATCCTTCGTTGCTGCTGTTTACACGTGCGCGGGCCAAGTTTATAAGGGAGTCGGCGACCGAGCGCAACACGGGGCTGGTGGGCGGCGTAGGGAGGCCCTCTTTTGGAAGGGCCATGAAGTTGGGGAGCTTGGAACGCTCAACCGGGTTACCTTGTTCTATTGCAGTGTTTAATTCAGAAAAACATTCACCCATGAATGCTTGTCCCTCTGTCACGCGATCCGAGCGCGCCAGTGTTATTTCTTTTGAGATTTTTAGAGCCAGACGCTTGAATGAGATTGATGAACGCAGTGCGTTGGTCATCTTTTCGTTGATTTTCATGTACAACTGGATTGAGCCCAGGACGCCAGTCCCAGCGGACAAGACGGCGTTGATGATGCTGACAAACTTTTGAGGCACAAACTCGTTCAAGGCCACGGCAGTCAGGGCGTTGACCGATGAGACGATCAGGATAGGTATGTTGAATTTTGACGACAATCTGTGGTAGTACTTATAGTCCACCGTGTGGTGGTTATAGTAAACGTCACACTGACGCTCCATTTTTCGCAGAAATTCCTCCTCTTCGTCAGTCCATTTTTCCTTATCTTTCCCACGGGTCGTAAATGTGAAGAGCGAACTTTCCATCTTGATATACCAAAAGATTTTCTCCAGCAGAAGTAATGTCGACACGACTCGGTATGGGTGACGGCCGCTGCATCACGGTTTTCGATTCGACCCGTCTGTATAATGACGCGATCATGAAGAAGCAGGGCATCGCTTACGAGGACAACCTGTCTTACCGCAAGTACCTACAGGAGAAGGGCCCGGACGCGTTCGTCATCCCGGCCAACGGCGCATGCGCCATGCCAGGCTTTGGCCGTCAGGCGGACTCATCAGATTAAGATTACAGACGCTCAACTACTACTACTCTATGAAGATTGTGATTGACGGCAACATCGGTGCCGGCAAGACAACCCAGCTCGACATCCTTGAAAAAAAGGGGGTTCGTGTGAGGCGCGAGCCGATCAACGAATGGCCACTCGATCTTTTTTACAAGGATATGGCTCGCTGGGCACTGACGCTCCAGCTTGCAGTGATGCAGACGCACCAGCCCATCAAGACCAAGGATGTTGTTGTGTACGAACGATCATTATTGTCGTGCCGGCATGTATTCTGGGAATGCCTGAAGGCGAACGATCACGTCAAGGCAATCGAGGATGTCATCCACGAGCGCGCCTATGAAAAGTACTCGTGGTTTCCTGACGTGTACATCTTTTTGGCTATAGACCCTGAAGAGGCGTTCGAGCACATCCAGTCCCGCAAGGGTCAGGCGGGCGACACGGGCATCACGCTCGAATACCTGAAAGAGATTGACAAGCTGTATCGCGCACTGCTCATGAATGTGCCGTGCCAAGTTCATGTCGTCAAGGCGGCAGGGCGAACCCCAGATGAGATTCATGCCGATATTTCACGAATTTTGTCATTGTATACAATAGATGGCGTGCACGTCAGTGACGATGGACGGTCGAAAGTGCAAAAGGCCAGCTCTGATCGACGGTCGATGTTGTGTGCACCACTCCCAAACATGTGCCGTCTGTCTTGAGCCGGTCCCAAGCCTCAACTCAAAGGCGACGAAGCGCCTTTCATGCACACACGCATTTCACACCCAGTGCATCCTCACATGGTTTGAAACGTCGGATGAGTGTCCGACGTGCCGAACCGAGCAGGACACTGACACCATCATCATTTTCAAAAAACGCATCGAGGATAACCTCAGAGTCAAGTACCAAGATGCGATACGATCACTGCAGCACGAGGTGAACATACTCAGATCGCGTCGGCCACGTAACCTTTTTCCTCGTAGAGAAATACATGACAACGTGTACGGCGACTACACGTCAGGGGGTGCAGTGTAAACTCAAGGCTCGTTCAGGCGAGCAGACGTGCTCTCGTCACGCCGTCACTTCACCGCAATGTCCCGTTTGTCTGTCTGACATGTCTGTGGCGTCGTCCCGGACGCTCGAGTGCGGTCATGTGTTTCACACACGCTGCCTCGACCGTTGGAAGAGAACATCACGGACATGTCCGATGTGTCGGGTCCCCTTTGATCAACCCATGTACAAGGTTCGGGTATCGGTCCAACGGGTAGCGGATGGTCATGTATCGGCCGATTCGTACACGGCCAGCAACGTCACTGGTGTCGTGAACGCCTTTGGCATGGATCCATTTGTCGATCCACGATTCATCACCGATATCCTCTTTGAGATTGCAGGAAACGAATCCATCTCGGAGGTGTTTAACGAGCTCGGAATCAATTTGCCGTCCGGGCCTTTCGTGCCCGTCGCAGCGCCGTCTTTCCCGCGTCACACCTGACACAATACGCCGAACAAAATTTGGAATAGTTCAGGACACCATAGTTTCGATCGGCCCGACGCGGGTTTGCGATCGTCTTCCCGGACGCATCAACAATGACGGGCCCGGCCCCGAATCCTTGTTTATGAGCCCAGAGCCGAACCGGTACGACCATCAGGCGACCAGCCTTGAGCTTGCCGTCAGGGTCCGGCACCTCGTTCAGACCGTTTAGGTTCCGCAGCTCGCGGTTCGCATTCGTCGCGATCCGACCGTTGTTTGCACTACTCGGACGGGTTGAGCGCTTATAGGCGGCCCGGATCACATTTTGTGGGACCCTGAAAAACTTGGCCAGCCCTTGGACGGTGTCAGCCGGGCGTCTCTGACCCAAAGAATTGGCGCTCGAAGCACGAGTCTTGTACACGACCCGGAAGATTTGCTTGTACCAGTGGAAATCCCCACCGTTCGGTGCCACAAAGTTCATCACTTTGTAATAGCCGGGTTTGCAGACTGACGTCGAACTCTTCAGTTGGTACGCCAGGCCTTTATAGTCAGCCAGAACGCGCTCGGCAATGCCCTTACATGATCGAAAGTCTAGCCCCCAGGCTTTGTGATTTGACATGTTCCCCGGGACGTCTTTGTTGATCGACCGAGGATTGTTCAGGTCGAAGGCGTAGTCGTAGCAATTGTCGTGGTAGACGCCAACCGTACCGTACGGTGCCCAGCGGAAGGTGGTCGCCGGACACATCCGCGCGTTCGACATTTATTATCTACGCACATAATAAAATGATCGGCATTCTCTCCTCCCGTAACACCGGCGAACTGCTCACCCAGACGACCATCTTCGTTCTGTACGTGATCATCCTAACCTTTGTGCTCCGCTACCTGTGGAACAATGTGCTCGTCGACCACATCACGATCCTGCGCAAGGTGGACACCCTGCTGAACACGTTCATGCTGGCACTCGGCATTGCTCTGTTCCGCCTGTAAAAAATCATCGTTAAATTTCTTACATGGTCCATGGTGTTAGAGACGCAGGGCGCTTGAAGAGTAATGAACGAAGAAGGACCGGAAAGGGTTTAGAGATATCAGCCGCTTGAACAACAAATGAGCCTGTCCTCCCTCTGCAAGATTTGCCTGTACTACAATCACGGTGACAAGACGTGCGGCCGTTCGATCGTGGCCGTGAGCAAGGGCAAGGTCCATCACGACTACGCCGAGGCTGTCCGGCTTGACAAGACGCGGTGCGGCTCGCAGGGCAAGTGGTACGACGAGGTCATGGGACCTGACGGCCTTTCGAAAAAGTCACCGGTCGACGAGCTGTTTGATTCTTTTGATATTTAGATACGGCGGCACGCATAGAATCCAGCAACACATGATGAAAACAAGTACCTTCACTTAAAAATACTATTATGGAGAGCTTCCCTATATGTAATCACCAAATCATCGTGCTCTCCGTTCATACCCTTGAACCGAAAGCTCGAGTCTAAATTCTCGAGGATCGCACGGTCCTGCTCGACGATCGCCTTGCCCATGAGGACGAAGAGCGCAGACGGAACGCCAAAGTTTTGACTGAACCCGACAAACATCTTGGTCGTGAATTCATCAATAGGGCACAACGTCACGTACGTCATGAGGATCTTGTCCCCGTGGACGACCACGTCGCTCCACGTCGTGTAAGGAAGTGCAAACGTGTGGAAGTTGTGCGTCGTCGAAAGCCCAAAGAGTTTGGTCGACAGGGCGTCGCGATTCGGTACGTAGTCAAACTCGATCGTGCGTCCCTTGTGGATGACGTTCGTCGGTTTTTCACCGGCCGTCCCAAAACCAAGGGCATTCGCGTGGACCCACGACGCGTGACACGGGTCGATGCCGTTCTCGATGATCATCTGGGCCGACTGTTTGATGGTCGTCTCGAACCACACGGTGCTGAATCCGGGCTCGGTCATGTGTGGAACCTCGGGCGGGTCCGGGCCGTCCAGCCCTTTCGGACGGACCCATAAAAGGCCATCCTGGTCCTTCTTGTCAAAGTCAATCTGAAGAAGCTCGGCACAGTCGGCACCCCAAGGTTTGCACAGTTTATTCTCGGTGTACTTCCACCCGTGATACGGGCACTCCAACGAGCCGTCGCGGAGAACCTTGCCACCTGCGAGAGACGCGCCGCGGTGCCGACACGCGTTCGAAGTGATTTGGACCTCGTTGTTGTGATTGCGCCACGTGACGTAATCCCGATTCGAGAGGGTAACCTTCCGCGGCTGTTTACCGAGCGTCGTCGTGCGCGTCAGTGCTATCCAGCCCTCCATACTTTACGAGCGCGAGATATTTTTAACTCGAGAGCAATACATTTAAGGCTGTCCGCCTCGACAAGACGCGATGCGGTCCACAGGGCAAGTGGTACGACGAGGTCATGGGTCCGGACGGCCTCTCGAAGAAGACGCCGGTCGCCGAGCTCTTTGAATCTTTTGATATTTAGAGAAATGCGTCCCTAAAAACTCAATGGTGGGATACATGCCCAAGTCAAAGTCGGATAAATGGCAAACACCTCCAGAACTCTACAATAAACTCAACTCTGAATTCAATTTCAACTTCGATCCGTGTCATATCGAGTGGGAACAGGGTGACCCGGACGGACTTGCGATTGATTGGGGGTCTTCTACATTTGTAAATCCCCCATATTCCAAGGTGGCATTGTGGATCAAAAAATCGCATGAAGAGTGGAAAAAAGG